AGCTAGGCAAGCGAACAGTCATCAACTTAGATGAAGCCTTCGCTGAACAAAACCGTATGCAAGTAATCTAAGGAGAATATGATGGCAGCAATGAAGAAGTGCAAGAAGTGTGGCAAGTCAAGCAAAGCGTGTAAGTGCTAATGGCAATGATAAAGAAGCCAGTAACTGCTAAGCCAGTTGCTCCAAAGAAGCCAGCACCTAAGAAAGTAACCATTATGCCAGTTAAGCCAAAAGCTCCAGCAATGCCAACCAAGCGTCCAGCAGTTGGTGCTGACAAGAGTGCAAGAAAAAGATATGGCTCAGCTTCGCACAACAACGGCTACACAAACTAATTTAAGGACCCCCATTGTTATCAGTTAAAGAAGTTGACGCAAAGCTAGCACGTTTACGTACTCGCTCTTCGGCAAGAGATCAGCGTATGCGCGATGTTCTTTCCGTGCGTCAAGGCGATATCTCTAAGGTATTTCCTTCAATGTTTTCAGAGGACTACCCAAAGCCTCTGGTTGCAAACTTCATTGACGTAGCAGCACGTGACTTAGCAGAGGCAATGGCACCACTGCCATCTTTTAACTGCTCAGCAACTAATATGGTTTCCGATACAGCACGTAAAGCAGCAGATACTAGAACGCGTATTGCTAACTACTATACTTCAAACTCTGACTTGCAACTGCAGATGTATACAGCAGCAGACTGGTATAACACTTACGGTATGTGTGTTGGTATGGTTGAGATGGATTATGACGATAACAACCCACGTATCCGTATGCTCAATCCCTTTGGTGTTTACCCAGAGTTAGATCGTTATGGTCGTACTCTATCTCTTACTCAGGTTATTATTACCGATGCAGAGACATTGGCTTCACAATACCCAGAGTTCTATAATGAGATAATAGGTCGCAACCAGTACCAACTAGGTTCGCCATATATCTCAATGGTTAAGTACCACGACAAAGACCAAGACCTACTCTACTTACCAGAGCGCAAGAACTTAGTTCTGTCGCAGACTCCTAACATCCTTGGCAAGTCTATGGCTCGTACAGTAATGCGCTCTTCCCTTGACGGTGAGGCACGTGGTCAGTTTGATGATGTACTCTCGGTTCAACTAGCTCGTGCTCGTTTTGCAATCCTTCAGATTCAAGCAGCAGAAAAATCTATCCAAGCACCTATTGCAATTCCACAAGATGTGCAAGAGTTAGCCCTTGGGCCAGATGCAATTATGCGCTCTGCCAATCCACAAGGTATCAGACGTGTTCCACTAGAACTACCACCTGGAGTCTTTACTGAGTCCGGTGTATTAGAGCGTGAACTTCGTATGGGTGCTAGATACCCAGAGTCTCGTTCAGGTAACATTGATGCATCAGTCGTTACAGGTCGTGGAGTACAGGCACTACAGGCTGGCTTCGATACACAGATTAAGGCAGCACAAGCACAGTTTGCTAGACTCTTTACAGAACTTGTATCTCTTTGCTTTGAAGCAGACGAGAAAGTCTTTGGTGGTATTCCTAAGACAATCAAAGGAACCGATGATGGTACACCTTACGTTCTTAAATACATTCCTTCTCGTGACATTAAAGGCGAGTACGGAGTAGATGTACGCTACGGAATTATGTCTGGTATGGACCCTAACCGTGCCATCATTGCATTACTACAGATGCGTAGCGACAAGTTAGTATCACGTGACTATGTACGTCGTGAGATTCCTATGGACCTTAACGTAACTCAGGAGGAACAACGTGTTGATATTGAAGAGATGCGCGACTCTTTGCGTGTTGCTGTTGCACAGTATGCTCAAGCAATTCCTTCCCTTGCAGCCCAAGGCCAAGACCCTTCCGAGATTATCAGCCGCATCGCAACTGTTATCCAAGGTCGGCAAAAGGGCCAAGCATTAGAAAACATTATTGAAAAAGCATTTGCACCACCTCCAGCACCACCAGCCCCACCAGCAGATCAGATGATGCAACCTGGTATGGCACCCGAACTTCCAGCAGCAGGTGCGGCCCCCGCTCCTGCCTCGCAGCAACCTCCACAAGTACAAGCTGGTCAGGCCCCTGCTGCTGGTCAAAAACCCGATATAGCCCAACTACTAGCTGGTATTACCGGCGCAGCATAAACGAGGGAGGTGTAAATATGAATAAAGGATCTCGCGCATCAGCGCCAGTTTCAAAGCCAGTTGAAGGCAAGAAAGATACCTCTAAGCCAGCAGGTGGCAAGGTGTTTTTTGGAATGATGCCAGCAGGACGTAAAGGCTCAGCAGTAAAAAAGGGATAATATTTTAATGAGAGGCGTACTGGGTGATGGATAATAAAGACTATGTTCCACGCCCAGTACGCTTATCTGATGTTTTAGTTATCTTTACAGGATTTTTGCACAACATAGCACAGACATTTGAAGCCTTAACAGGTGAGATAATGGAACTTTCAATTTATCATTCTAACCAAAAGACTCAGACTAATAGAGCTTGGGAAGATATGACCGTAGATTTAGAAACATTACAGGAGGACCAATGACAACAGCGCCAATGAATCCGCTTGCTGGTCCTGCAGGTCCTGGTAAGTTCTCTACACGTACAGATAAACTTTCAATGCCATCTCAATACTATGGCGAAGGTGTAGAAACTGCATCAATCCAATCTGGTGCTCCACTTGCTAAAACAAAAGATGTGAGCGCAAGCCCAATGGTTGGTTTATACGCACCAACTCAGCGTCCTAATGAGCCAGTAACTTCTGGTATTGATCGTGGAGCAGGTGTCGGCTCCAACGCTCTTATGATGCAAAAGTCAAATGTTAAGACTTCAGATACATTAGCAAAACTATTACCATTTGACACAGACGGTTCTATTGGAATCTTGTACCAACAAGCATTAGCAAACGGTGATTAATGGCTGATAGACTCAAAGCTGCCTACCTTGCTGCTGGATTAACTCCAGAAGAACAGAAGCAAATGGAAACATTTAGCAAAACGCTATCTGTTCACCGTGAACTATCTAATCTTCCACAGAATGTAGCGCAACAGGCTTACGCATCTAAGACTCCAGACCAACAAGCAGCATTGGTTAAACTTGCAGGACAACAAGATCCTGCAGTTGCCCCATCTCGTGGTTGGCTAGGAACTGCTTGGCATTATTCTATTGGTGGATTATTTAGTATTGCTCAAGAAGGTTCAGACCTGGCAACACGTCTATATCGTACTGGCGCTATTGCAGTTGCTGAAGGTAAGAATCTAGGTGATGCTTGGACTACAGCAAATGATAAAGGCGATAAGGTATTTAATCCTAACCGTATTTCAACTGCTAAACGTCAGTATGGTGATGCTCGCATCAACGTAGCAATGCGAGTTGCAGCAGGTGAGAAACTCAGCGCCATTGCAACTAGTGGTACTCAAGAAGAAAGAGCCATTGCTTCAGTTGCAGCACAAAACGGTGACGTATTATTTAACGATGCACTAGATACGGTCAATGCAGCTAAGTACTCTCCAGGTCGTCTTGTTGCTAATGTTGTTGATGCTATTACTCCTGGTGATCTTATTAAGAATGGCTTTATGTATAAGGCTATCTCTGGTGCAATAGATGCAGCTTATCGAGTCTATGCAGACCCAACACTTGCTTTAGGCAAGGTGAAGAAACTAAATGATATTAGAAAGTACTCACTAGATGTAGTAATCGGTGGTAACAAGATTGATGAAGTATTTGCTAGGCCACAAGTTACAGCATTTTGGGATACATACGGTGCTCAGTTAACTGCCTATCGTGATGCAGTTAAATCTGGTAATAAGATTGCAGCAGTTGCTGCTAAGAAACAACTAGCCATTACTGCACCAGAATTTGGCGATGCAGTTATCAAATCTTTTATTAATATTGATGCTCCTATTAAAGATGCCAATACCGCCAAGGCTTTCTTTTTAAATACAAAGCAAGTAGAAGAGATGATGAAAGGCCAGATTGGTCGCAAGCGTGTGTTAATGCCACGCTTAGATTTGGCTCGTCAAACTCGTGTAAAGGTAGCAACAACTGCTAATAAAGTTTTTAACATAGATTATATGGGTTCTAAATTTGTAGATGACAAGTACTTTGGTGGGGCTGCAACTGATGACGGTATATCAGATGTAATGATTAATAAGCGTGATGTAATTGTTAATACTATTAAACCAAGATATGACCATAAAATTTTAACTCTTGATACTAAAGGTATGGCTCGTTTTTCTATGGCGCAGATTCAATACCGCATTGATCGTATGAAGGCAAAGTTTGAGCGAGTACCAATCTTTGATAATAATACGCTAGATGTAACAGCAGCAGATTCACCACAAAAGGTTTATCAATATGCTCGTATGATTCTGCCACGCAGTGAAGCAAAACTATTAGCACAAACATTTGACGATGCAGAAGTTGGTCTAAAGAAAGAAATTTTTTACGGCCTTCAATCCAGTATTGCAGATATTCGTGGTATCAATGTCACTAAAGAAGGACAACCCGTTGGTCGAGTTTTAGGCGGCAAGAGTGACGCTAAATACGCAGCAACAGAATACAGAAATGGAATACCATACAATCCATCAGAATTACCTAATGGAGAATCTGTAGGTCTTATTCTTTCTGATATGTCAGATAATGTATCAACATTAAGTATTAAAGATATTGACCGCCTATCAGCGCGTAGTGGTCTTATCCAAAGCATTGCCGGTATTGCTCACTCTGGTTGGGTAGACAAGATGACTAGTGCTTGGTCATTTGCCACACTTGCCGGTCCACGTTATGCTCTTCGTAACGCAGCAGAAGATTTAATGGTTCACATCGCTATCGGTGAATCTCCTTGGGGTCTTGCTAAAGGACGTGCTTTATCTACACGTCTTCGCACAGCCAAAGGACTTGAAGAAGGTTTAACTAAAGCTCAGAAGGTATCACAAGATCCATTAGGTGGAGTAATACGTTTTATCAATAAAAAAGAAGCCAAATCCTACGGAGTAGAAATCAAAGCAGCCGATGGTGATTTGAAAAAAATACGTGAGATTACAGCACGTGCTCTTAATGAAGGTAAAATGGCTCGTTTTTATGAGAAAACAGGTCTTGGTAAGTTTACCAAAGCAGACCGTGAAGCACTTGCTGAGCAGATTAAGTTTGGCGACTTAGATAATGCCCTAATGGATATTGTTGAAGGTGGTAAAAACTCATTTACTGGTGTTGATGCTTACACACGCACACTTAACTTTACTCGAAAGTATAATGTTCGCACAGCAGCACTTGGCTATGACCTTCCAAAGAATAAATATAGACGTGCAAGGGGAGTCAAGGAACTTAAAGAGATATCTCCAACTGCTAATTTAGCAGATGAAACATCAATGGTTGCTTGGGCTATGCGTATTGGTTACTACTCCAATGACAAGCTAGGCCGTATTGCAGTTGCTAATCTTGATAATGAAAAACTGGCAGTTTCTAAACTTCTTGCTTGGTTAGATGACCCAAAGAATGAAAAATTAGTCAAGTCTTTCCGTATGGAAGAAAATGGAGAAACTAGAGCTGGACACGCTCAACGTATTTATGATGCCGCAAAGCAACTCTTTGTAAGGCAAGATGGAAAGACTCTTAACCTTGACCTTCTTAGCAAGGTAAGACAATTAGACCCAGAGACTCAACAGTACAAAATTGCTGGAAAGATATCACTAGATGATCTTCCAACTAATCCAGCAGATGCACCACAGCATATTCTTGGACCACAACTAGTAGCTATATCTGATTCAGGTAACTACACTTCATCACTTATGGAGTGGGGTTGGGATTGGTTAGGCAACGCTAACGCACGTTTCTCACGTGAGCCTATGGTTTTGCAAGAAATGATTAAGATTCGCAAAGAATTTAAGAAGACTGGCTTTGAGGATGCTTTCATTGCATCACACCTTAAAGGTATTACTGCTCCTAAAGCAATAGAGCGAGCAACGCTTAATGCAAGATACAAGTTAGCAGAAATTGTTGAAGAGCGAGCAGCAGCACAGACACTTGCCTACGTTGATAATCCTTTGATTCAAAGTCAACTTGCTTTTACTGGACGTAACTTTGCACGGTTTTATCGTGCTACTGAAGACTTCTATCGCCGTATGGCTCGTATGGTTCGATACAACCCAGAGT